GGTTCTTAAATGTCCACGTAATGCTGGAATATCGTTTATTTCACTACGTTTACTGGCGGTTTGGAAAAGATTTTGTTCGCCTACGTAACACATGATTTGCTCTTCATGATGATAAATTAAATCACCTGTAAAATGTTGAAAAAAATCATGTAACTTTAAGGTCAGGCTAGGGCTCACCTCTTTTGCGAGTCGGTGTTGATCTAAGCCAAAAATATGCAATTCTTGGTTAATCAAAATATCGCTGCTTTGCCATGAACTGGTGTAAGGTTCAAAAAAACGAGAACGTTGATTGCTTACAGCAATACCTAAGGCTGGCATTTGAAAAATAAACGCGCCCCATAAATCTTTATGGATTTCTTTAACGATTTTTTTATCGCTGCTCTGATCCTGAAGGATCGGCATTTCACTGACATAGTGATATTGAAATAGCAGGACTTGGTGGGTTGTGTTGCCATCATGCCATGTGGTCGATGCATATTGAGTAATTTCGTTGGCTTCATTGCCGCGATTAAATAAGGGGAAATGTTGCTTTAACTTACTGATCACTAAAAGTGGCTGTGCTTGAATAGGTAGGTAAGCAGGCAATTGCTGGAACTGTAAACCATAGAGCAAGACCGTCATGCGTTCTTCAAGATAATGAATGACGCGTGTTAATGGCTCTTGTGGTTCATAGAGCAGATAAGCCAGAAAACCTGTCAGAAATGCCCCAAGTAGGCTCCAGATATATTGAATATGAGGATGTAGAAAATAACCAAACACCAATGTGCCAACACTGATCATCCCCAGTAAGTAGGGCAGCACATTAAAAAATCGTAGACTGTGATCGTCACGCCATGGATGCAAAGCATCTAGCAGGGCTTGATCGCTATGAGACTTTTGTCCAGCTTCCCACAGCCGAGCAATATTGTGAAAAACCTGCGCATTTTTTTTACGTCTGATATGCAGCACTTGTTGTACAGTGTCGATTGGCATGGAAATAATCGTTTCATTATAATGGGTTGGTCTTGTTTGAATTATGCTTTAAATTTCAGAAACTAAGAAGTCTATAATCTGAATCTAGCTGTGTTTTATTATTTTGAGTTAATGACTTTTACCAAAGCATCATTATGAAAAAAATAGGCTAAATCTGAATTTAGCCTATTGGTCTGTTTTAAGCGTCGAGTTTATCCACCAACATCGCATCGCCATAACTAAAGAAGCGATAACGTTGTTCAACTGCATGGGTATAAGCAGCCAAGATATTGTCTCGATTCGATAGCGCTGAAACCAACATGAGCAAGGTCGATTCTGGTAAATGGAAGTTGGTAATCAAACGATCCACGATACAGAATTGATAACCTGGATAGATAAAGATTTGCGTATCACCTGTCCATGCTGCAATTTTGCCTTGATTGGCTTGCGCTGCACTTTCCAAGGCACGGGTCGCCGTGGTGCCCACTGCAATCACTTTATTGCCACGCGCTTTGGTTGCCAAAATCAGATCAATGGTCGCTTGTGGCACATCACACCATTCACTGTGCATAATGTGATTGGTAATGTCTGTGGTACGCACAGGCATAAATGTTCCTGCACCGACATGTAGCGTGACAAAGGTTTTTTGCACGCCTTTTGCTGCTAATTTTTCTAATAAGCCTTGGTCAAAATGCAGACTCGCTGTCGGTGCTGCAACACTGGCAATTTTTTCAGGGTCGTGGAATACGGTTTGATAACGTTCAGTATCAATCTCTTCGGCTTCACGGTTGAAATAAGGTGGAATCGGGAGCTGACCGTATTGATCCAGTACCGACAAGATCGGTTGTGAAAACTTCACCACAAACAGATTTTCATGGCGACCTTGTACAGTGACTGGAACCTCATTTTCACCGATATACAGTTCTGCGCCTGCTTTAGGTGAGTTGCTTGATTTGATATGGCAATGCGCAGTGTAAGTATCCAACATACGCTCAACCAGTACTTCGATTGCGCCACCTGTGGCACGTTTGCCTTTTAAGCGTGCTTTCATGACTTTGGTGTCATTCAGTACTAGCAAATCACCGTCTTCGAGCAGATCGAGAATATCGGTAAAGGCATGGTCATGATATTGGCCTTTAGCATCGATATGCAGTAGGCGAGAGGCGCTACGGCTGTCTAAGGGATAGCGAGCAATAAGTTCATCGGGGAGATCAAACGAAAAGTCGGAGAGTTGCATACATCTAAAACATTGCAAAAAATTGGGTGTAGTATAGTCTTTTTTGCGTTTTCTCGCTGAGTTCGCGTGTTTATAAGCAGAAAAATATCTGAATGATTTAAAAGTGAGCAATAAGCGTGAGTTAGTGTTTGACAATAAAATCAAACAGGTTATTATACGCAACACAAAGCATCGCACTCTTCCCGAGGTGGTGAAATTGGTAGACGCGGCGGACTCAAAATCCGCTGTCAGAGATGACGTGTCGGTTCGAGTCCGACCCTCGGGACCATTCGATGTCTTACACAGATATTTCGAAGCCCCAAGTTCTTATTAAACAAGGACTTGGGGCTTTGTCGTTTCTGGCGTTTGTGTTTTTTTACGGTATTTTCGGGGTTTTTCAGGTATATATTTCCACACGTTTTCCACACTTTTTTTTGTGGGTTTATTTTTGGAAATTAGGAACTTGGTGCATAAAATGAGTTTGTCTGTTTATCAGCAGGCGAATGGCTCATGGCGAGCTGATTTGCGTGTGTTAGATGTACGTTGCAGTAAAGTAAGAAAATCAAAACTAGATGTAATGAAGTGGGCAGCAGAACGTGAACGAGATATTTTGCTCAATCACTCGACCGCTGAAGCTTTGAAGAAAAATATTGTTTTAACTGTGCATGAAGCTTTAACTCGATATTCGAACGAGGTATCGCGTTTTAAAAAGACATCAAAAAAAGAAATGCAAGGATTAAGTACTTTCAAAGTACTTTACCCAAGGTTGACTGGCCATTGGATCGATATCAATCTGAATACCTGGCTCAGTATCGTGATGAAGTCATGAATCGTTCTATTAAACCTTTGATGGCGAGTTCTGTGCGTCGAGACTTTTCCACGTTGTCCTCATTCTTTTCCTGGTGCATCGAAAAGAAGTGGATTAAACATAACCCTGTTGGTGAGGTGAAATTGCCACCCAAGCCCAAAAATAGGGAACGTAGGGTCGAACTAGAAGAAGTTGAACGAATGCTGGCTGCATTAAAGTATGTGCCTGGTACGGTACCAGAAACAAAAATGCAGGAAGTTGCTCTGATTTGGCTTATTGCTATGGCCACGGGAATGCGATCGGGGGAGATCGTGAATAGATTGCCTCGTGAGGTACAGCTGGCCAAACAACAAATATTGTTGCCTGATACGAAGAATGGATCTTCTCGTACAGTTCCATTAGATAATTTTGCGGTACACCTTTGGTCATTGGCCATGCAGATCGATCGCAAGGCAAGTCCTAAAGTGTTTACTGTGAGTGATTCTTCGCGTGATGCATTGTTCAGGAAGGCGCGTAAACATGCGGGATTAGAAAATGCAGATTTAACTTTTCATGATTCACGACATGAGGCTGCATCTTTGATGGCTAAGCGAATCAAAAATGCTTTGACCTTGTGTAAGATATTCGGATGGAAGGACCCAAAATTCGCCCTGGTGTATTACAACCCCACTAACAATGAAATTGTGGACGAATTAAATCAGTCATGCGAGTTTCAAAAGATAGCGTAAAAATAAAGCCACCCGAAGGTGGCTTTATTTTTATGAGTAATTAACGACGGCTTTATCAAATGCCATTGCGTAATCGATCACATCCTTTGCTTTCCACCGTTGCACTGTATGACCTTCCTTTGTTGGAAGATCTCGGCTCGGTGGAAAATGTGGCTGTGTAACAATATGGCGTTTTACGTAGTCTGGCGTGTAATCTAAATAATTGCCAATATCTTCTAAATCCCAAACTTGGTACTCGATCGGAATGATAGGTTTTGACTCGATCGCTTTCATCATTTTAAGGAATACTTTTTCCAATAACTTTTCAGCATTTAGTTCCATAGCAGATCCTTAAAATGGCAACTCGTCTAAATCATTGTCTTGTTCCAACTGCGCTCGATATTCAAGTTCAGCTAGTACTGCATCATGGAAATTTTGACTTTTTTCGGTCATGTCTAAATTGATTAAATCTTCAGTGGCCAAGTCCTTAATACTTTGCCCTTTAAACTTTCCAAAATTAATCAAATCGATATTACATGCATCCATTTTTATGTCCCCATAACTTGAGTAAGAAAATAAACAGCACCCATAAAAGAGGAACTGCTCAGGATTATCGTGGCTTTGGTCATGCTGACATTTTCAGATTGCTTGTGTTGCATAAGCATTTTCCTATCTTTAAATAATCAGCCACCCTTGGGGCATCTGCAGGGGTTAAGTCATATCGGTATAAGTCAAAAGTTCTCACCCGGGTTTTAACTGTGATTCGATCCTGATCGATCGCAACAATCTCTCCAGTGTAGTATTTATGGTCCACAATAATTTTATGGCCATAACCGTTTTTACGTTCCTGAATTGAAAAATTTACCTGGTGGCCAACTGCTAAAGCTTCATAGTTTGGAACGATGAGGCCACCACATGCACAATTGAATTTAGACATTAGTATCCTCCTGAGTCTCATTTTCCGTTCTAAGAAATGTACTTAGGGAGATATTGCTTAATATATCGATAGCTTTTTGTTCAAAATCATATTCATTTTGATCACTTAATAAATCGATAACTTTCCCAATTTCTTCATAAACATAATTAACTTCTTCATTATGCTTTTTAGCTAATAACTCTAAATTATTTTGTAGTTGAATTACTTCGGCAGTAGAATCGTTTTGCATAATTGCTCTCCGGGGTCGTTATGTATCACATACAGGAGTGGCCGCTTCTGTATGTGAGCTAATAAAATTAATGAAAATGGCGTTTGTTTTTTTGCTGTGCGTCTTTGTCTGCCTCGATCAGTACCTCTAAAATCATTTCTAAAACTTGGGTACCAGCTGCCTTTCTCTGTTGTTGTTCCTTTCGTTCGGTTTCCACTTGGTTATGGATCTGCTTTGCCAATTCGGGTGCAATTGATTCAATAGCAAGTTTTTTAAATACATCTTCCTCGTATGCCCATTTATGGATTGTGCTAGGACGGACACCGCTCTTTGTATCGAATAATCTGTAATTCTGGCCATCATAAAAAACAGGTGAAATTAAAGTGTCATCAAAGCAGGCAATGACAAGACTTCGATTTTTCTCCGGTTTAATACGGACGTCCTTAAAAAGCGATTCAGGTTGTTTCGACGCATCGAAGGCAGGGATTGCTTCAATTTCTATCTTGTAGCTTTCATTTTTTGTCTGAAGTGCAATTCTTTCAAAGAAATCTACTTCCTCTTGAGGTCTATTTTTTTTAACCAATTCAAGCGCATTAAAAAGATTTGTTCGACTGCAATGTGAAGGTAGTCTCCCAATATAAAAATTACTTTGCTCCTCATTCAGCAGCATGAATTGGCTCTCAGTCGGTGAGATCCCAATGGTCAATTTGAAGATTGGATGATTTTTCATTTCTAGTTTCCTGATATTAGCCACGTTGAAAAATAAGACTTTGTAATAAAACAACTCGTTCCTTTAGGTTCGAGTCCTGCTCCCAAGGCAGGTTTTTTTTGATGATCTGTAAAACGTCCTTTGCTTGTTTACGTGTTCTAGTGTTGTTCTGCATGTTCAATGAACAAATGCAGCTCTCGACTTGGCCAACAGCTTCATTAATATTTCGAGTGTCAGCAGTTATCATTTTCTTGCTCCTGGTTGTTTGACTTGATTTGGGTTGGTGAAGATCCAGCATTTAATAATTCGTTCGCTTTGGATCGGGTTTTCGTTGGTGTGATCACCTAGATTTTTTGCATCATCTGCGGGAAATTTATTTGATCTGACAGGCTTATTGGCTTCGACAAACTTGTATCGTTTGCTAGTACGCAACAAGTTCCGCATTTCGTTTACATCTGGCAGAGCTTGGAAGTTTCGAGCAGCAACTTTGTAGACTTCGTTTAGGTTGATTGCGATATTTGCCTCCGTTGCATCGTAATGATTAAGGTGGAAATGTACGTTTCGAATACCGTTGAGGTATTCATATGCATCCCAAAATTGTTGTACGAAGATATGGTCCTGACCGATCTCGTCGACTCGTTTTCTTGCCATGTTCTCAAGCATGGTTTTAGCGTTCTGGATCTCGGTTGCACTGATTTGGTTTGGAAAAACATGCTCGGCCAATGCGTCAATCATTGCTGATACTTGGGCATGACACAGTGCAATACGGACATGTGTAATACCTTTGGTATGGAATTCGGCCTCGATCTTTTTTAGATTGTTTTTATAAGTTTCTAGAATCCTATTTTCATTCTTCAGGCAGTACGTCATATAAGTACATGCCTCATCCAAAGGCATTTGCGATAATCTGGTCGCAATATTCTTTTTCTCTAAGCTATGACCTTTGATGTCGACCGATATATGCAGGGTACGAGACAGAATCGCTTCAGACGCTTGAATCGGTGTGTTTTGGCTGATTAGTACAGCAGCACGGAAAGGTGGCTCGTATGTCTCATTACCTGCCGTTTTTAAGCCTTTAGAGCGAATTGCGCGACCGTTGAATGCGTCCTTTAACTCATCCCATGAAAACTTGGCCTTTTGTGATGACTGTTGATCGTTTCGGTCGCCCTCGATGAGGACGATCGGCATGTTTGAGGTTTGGGCGAAGTTACGATAAATCGCCACGCTGGTTGATTTATTCGGGTCGAATCCTTCATAAGATTCTCGACCGCTAAACTTCCATAACATTTCGATTAATGTTGATTTGCCCGATCCTGCCTGTCCTACGAATTCAAAGAATGGATATGAGGAATGCACTGCGCGGATCTGTTCAGCGAAATATGATCCTGTCCACCATGCAAGAAGAATTAAACCTGTTTCCCCATTTAGGTCGTAATAATCACGCCACCATGTCGGTTTAAATTCCTTTTTAATGTTTAAATGAATTACTGGCGTCGATGCTAAGGTTTTGATCTCCTTTTTGTTTGTTCTGAAATAGTCATGTTCATTTTTGGGGATAACTTGCCCTTTATGCACAGCAAACTGATCGAAGATATAGACATCATGTTCTTTGCTATAGCCAACGAAATCGATCGTTTTGACTTCACGTAGGTTTTCAAACTCACGTTTTACAAAGAGTTCAAGTTGCTGATCTGAGCCAGTCCACAAAGCACCTGATAAAACGCCAAGAACACGAGGTTTAAATTTGCTACGTGAAGAAATATGTTCAGGGGTGAACGTTGCTTTAACTTCACTAAAAGGGGATTGGATGTGGACGTAATACCAACTTTCGTCAGTAATTTCGTTGCGTTGGAAATAGAGGGGTTTAAGCTGTGCGTTACAGATCTCCACGACTGAAGAACTATTTTTGAGTGCCTGGATCTTCTTTTCATCTTCAGAAAGTATCGAACCTTGGCCTTGTTCTGTTGCTTCCATAACGGCATTAAATTTCTTGTAATCCAACTCCCACCAGTAGGTGCGGTATGCATGATTAAAATAAAACTTTGCAATGTTATAAAAGCTATAAATCAGCAAGCCTGCTTCTTCAGCAGTTTTAGCAATCTGAAGCTTGCCCCAGTGGATATATTTATCCTGGTGTTTTTTGGTTAATTGGTTGTTTTGGAATAGGTCATTCCAGTCTTTACCAACAGGTGGCAGAGCAGCTGTACATTGAGCCATCCTCAATGGATTGTTTGATTAGCTTGGGTAAATATTTTTTACCAGATTTGTCATTATCTAAAGCCCAAACAAGGCGAGGGCGATCTTTCTGGAGCTCCTCGCAGCGCGTAGCGATCCGTTGCAGAATATTGTTTGGATAGTTACTACTCGTCATGGTACTGATACTGATCAGATCCGATTGAGCAAGGGCTATGCTGTTAAATATGCCTTCAGTCAGCCATATACTGCCAGCATTACAAAGGTCATCAAGTTGATGTATAGACCATGACAAGCCACTGTATTCGCCAATAAAGTTGGCTTTCATACGTCCGAATCGTTCTGGACGATCGATAAATCTTTCCCAATAAATACCTGGTGCAAGCTCAAAACGAACTGTGGCCGTAACTAGGCTTTGATTCTTATAGTCGCGGTAAAGTTCTTGCTTGTAGAGGCTTTTAATGTCGGTTATATCGAAGCCCCGAGCGTGTTGCATATAAGCATCAGCTGAAGCATTTGGGTTTGTTGCTGTTTTAGGGAAATCATGAGACCAATCTTTGAATAATTCTTCACAGATATCCCTGACGTGTTCCTCATAAGTACATTTATTGATACGGCCACACTTCACCACCTTTGGTGTAATAGCATGGGTGTACAGTTCCTTTTGATTACACTTAGGGCATACACCGCTACGGTACCAGTCGCCTACTTTTTTGAACTTGAAAAGTTGGTTCAGTCTTTCGTCGATTCGACGTTGCAAAATATCCATGTATTACTCAGATCAATTTCATTTGTAGGAGGCGATTGCGATAGGTTTGTGCTTGGGCAAGGTCAATTTTCCTTGTCCAGAAAAGAGCGTTTATCGCCCCTTCAACAAAGCATTTTTGAAACTTATCGATATCGGCCTGAAGCTCTAAGCTACGGAGCTGCATTTCGATTTCGTTTTCCCAAGTCTGTCTGGTAAGTGACAGATCAGGGCAAGGGGTGAGGCTATTGTGGATAGTGCGAGTGATTTCGAGATCGGCTGCAAAGCTGGCGAGGCAGTCGGGATTCATGCAGCTAACGATTATGTTATGAAGAAGTGGAGACGGCTTTTTGCGGCTCGTCACATGCATCCTACGGTCACAATGCGGACAGTAGAATCCTATTGATTTACTCATGTATTTCCCCGTTATTACTGGACCAAGTGATCTGTTGCTCCCGACACCACTCACTTGAATATTTTTATAGCTTTACATTCTGTTTCAATTGTTAATCAAATAGTTACATGATTGGCTTTTGTATCTGTGAGGACCCGTTTTTGAGTCCCTTATGATTCCTTTGTGTTTTTATCGTCCTTTTTAATGTGTTCAAGCATGAATTTTTTGGCGTATTGGTTGGGGGTCATGCCTTCTTGGGCTGCCTTAATACGCAGATTTTTATGATCTTCATCTTCAAGGCGGTAAACGATTTGCTTGTTAGGGTTTGTACTCATTGCATTGACTCTATAAAAGGCTAAACTTGGAATGTTTTTGTGAAAATCGTGCAATGTGTGATTTTCACAAACAAATTTACTACGATGTATCGTATATTTCAACAGGTAACTACTATGAATAGTAACTTTTCGGACTTAAATCGGGGAAATCGTTTAAAAGAAGAACGAAAACGATTAAAACTTACGCAAAAAGAAGCTGCAGACATTATTGCAATGAAGGAACAAAGTTGGATTCGTTTTGAAAAACGGGGAGAACCTTTTGATTTGGCTGCATTGCAATGCTTAGAAAATAAAGGCATGGATATGATGTATGTGGTTTTTGGTATACGGAAAACAGAAGGACTAGAAAATATAAAGCCTGAGCATTTGGAAATACTCAGGCTTTTAAATCAGGCTAGTGATCAGAATTTAGTGAAGATTACTCAGATGATTCAGTTGATGGCGACTGAGAACTAATCTGTATACCTTTTAAAACTTCTTGGATTTGATCATCTAATTCATTAAAAATGGTGGATATTTGTTCCTTGGTAACGACATCGTATTCATGTGATTCGACGCCCGCATCGCTTAACTTGCGAATGAATGCCACCTTATTTTTTAAACGATTTAATTCAATATAAGCATCTTCATTTAATTGATACATTTCTATCCCCTTTAATTAAAATACTAGAGAAACCCTCATTTATAAGGTCGGTCATCTCATTAAATAAAATCCAACTTTGTTCTGTATTTTCCATAATTAAAATGGCTTGAACGGCACAAATGCTTAAATTGTATGTATCTACCTGTTGATTGAAGTGGTAGTCAATATCTTCTCTAAGTCGTGACCATAATACATTCGTTTCCAAAAATGTTTTATATGAAACGTCAGTATCTAATAGCCTATGCAGTTTTTTTGCACTAATAAAAAGCTGGCGTTTTTTTGTTTTTGGATTTTGTACTCGGACAATTATTTTTTCTATTTTCATCTTATAAACCCTCAGTCTAATAAATGCGGTGGGAGGATCTGGACAGGGGTGTGCCAGTGCCATTTTGTGATGTCTAAGCGCGAAGATGCTGAAGCAACATAAGCTGTAATCATGCGAGCGTGATGCACCCATATTTCGAGCAATGGTTCAGTCGGGGAGATATCCAGTTTTAAGGTGCGTAATTGGTTATAGAGTTGCCTTTGCTTGTCTGGCATTGCCCTTAATTGTTCAGGTGTTGCAGCTGGGTTTTGTGGCTCTGAAGTCCCTACAATTTTATCCTGGTGCGGAGCAGCTGCCGGGGGTGGGGAAGGTGTTGATTCTGTTGAGATCTCTATACAAAACAGACTCTTTAATTTTTTATAATCGATGGTGTAGTAGTTCACCCGATCCGACTTCACATCCGATAGCTTTGCTACCTGAATGAGGCCAAGAGCGCGTAACTTGGCCACGGCTCTTTTGATCGTTGAAACACTAAACATTCCGAGGGTCTCTTTCCATTCTTCATAGGTATGAAACCACCACTTGCGGCCTTTGTAAGTGGTTAAATTTTTCTTTGTTTTACGTTTTCTTGTTTCATTCAGAAAGAAATATAGTTTTTGGAGAATGGTTGCTGCTGTGATCCCCAAAACCTTCGCCATTTCTGGCGAAGCGATCAGTGGATATTCATTGTGCTGAAGAAGTAGTTTCATGCCACAGCCCCCCGATAAAGCTCCATGTAGCAAGCCTTACACTTTGAGGTCCATTGCTGTACACCATTTCGCAATCCGTTCCTGTTGAAGAACTCACCGTCGAAAGGGTAGTACTCCCCGCAGCTGGTACAGAGTCTTTCTGTACCTAGTTCGGTAAATATGAGGACTTTAGACATTATGCACCGCCCATCTTTAACAGGAGGTAGCCGAGGATCAGGATGGATGCATATGCGAAGGTGTCTTTAATTTTTTTTAGCTTTGCGGCTTTCTTTTTTGATGCCAGAAATGCAGGGAAATCACGGATAGGGGTGTGTTCATTTGATGTGGTAGACGTGCGTGTGTATTCACTATAAATACGTGTGTTCATAGTCGTTTTCTCTTAGTAGGTTTTGAACCTACCAACATCCTTCCTACGGGATGGTGGCAGACTAAACAGGGTGTAGGAATACCGCTCTAAGAGTAACGGCCAGCACGAAGCTGCCCTGTCTAGCCTACCGTAACGACTGCTAAACAGTTGGCAAAAAAAATGCCGCATAAGCGACTTTGTTTTGCGCTCTTAGATAATAATTCAGGTTCCTACGCCCGATCACAGATTTTGCTGTGATATGGACAATATAATTTAAATTTTTTTTTAGTCAACATTTTTTAGTTTTTTCATTTTTATATAACTCTAATTCTTATTTTATTTATATAAGGAAAGAAGATTCCATTTTGATACAATGCGATGGTTCACTTTGAGCCAATGGATAGGGTCAAATTGAGCTAATGCATGGGGTCAGACTTTATATTTTTCATTTGGGGGACGGAATGTATTCAAGTTTAAACGTTATTCGAAGTGATAATTACAACATTGAATTTAGAAAAAATTTAGGAGTTTTGCAGTCTACAATTAAACAATTAAGCAATATTTTCAGTGAATTATTACTCGTAAATGATATTAATAATGTTGGTGAAGAAAAGAAAAAAATGATGGAAAGTGCCACGTTAAACGTAAAATTTATTTTACAAAGTTTGATCGAATTCTTGAAAGTACCTGAGAATAGGCAGTATCTTTTATCAACTTTTGAAGGTTATACATTTCAATATAGATTGAATCGTTATTTGCACTCTTTAATGGAATTAAAAATTCTCAAGAATCGTCCGTACAATAAAAATACTGCGCTTTTGGTATTATCGGATTTAAGAGAAATCTCTAAAGAATTTCATTCTTGGCTTTATTCTTATACAGATCATATAGGTATACAAAGAGATCATGATAAAAAAATAGATCAATTAAGTAAAGAAATTGCGGATTCACAAGCCGAACTGCATAGAATTAATAGTCAAAGAACTGAGTTAATTTATTCAAATGCAAGCTTAAAGTATCTTGAATATGCAAGAAATTATGAGTGGGCTTTCTATTTAATTTTCTTTGGTGCAGTGGTTATAACGGTAGTATGCTTTGTACACTTTCCATATAGTTCAACGGATATCGTTGATTATGTTCTTTATAAAGTATTGACGCTTTCAATAGTGGTGACTACAGGAACAATTTTTCTACGCAAGGCTAGCCATTTAAGAAAACTCCATGATCAAGCCAATCAGACATCATTAGAATTACAAGCGTTACCTATGTTTTTAAAAAATGTTGATGCATCTGAACATTCCGAAATATATAAAAACCTAGCTGATAAGTATTTCGGCAAAGAGGTAGATCAAACGCAAAATGATAAAATTGGCGATTTACTTCAAGATCAAGTAAAAGCAGGTACAGAGTTGATCAAGGCCAGTGCTGAATTGGTTAAGGTCGTTAAACCTTCTAGTGGATCTGCTTCGACATCTGAGACACCCAAGGTGCCACACTAAAAACTATGACGTATGGTAGTTTTTAACGGAAGTTCAAGTGGATCATGTTTAATATTTATATTATGCTAACTACTGATTTGAATACTCCTTCTTATCAGTTAAGTTGCTTTAAAGAGATGTGATAGCCACTATTTGTGGCGGAAAAGATCAGTGTTGGCGCACTGATCTTTTTTTATTTCCAATTCCATGAACTACGATGTATAGTAGTTATATACCAAGAAACAGTATGCCTAATTTCCACCACCGTTCCCCATACGGTGGTTTTTTTTGACATAAAAAAACCACCCGAAGGTGGAATTTTTTGTGGTCAATTATTTAATTGGTGTAGCTGTTGTTATTGATTCTCTATATGTTTTCGCTTCTTCAATAAAACAAGGAACAGCATGTTCATATTTTTTATGAGCTGCAAATTTATAAAACTCAAGAACATAATAATGATGCTTATTATCATGTAAAAAATAAGAGTAAACTAAATAACTATTACTTGTACAATCCCACTGAACCAATTGGCCTTCTTCATCTTTCCAGATAGAACGTTCTTGGATTACATGAAGATGCTGAATTTCTTCTAAACGGGCTTTTACTTCCCATTTTTCAAAACGATCACGCCCAAGGATTGCAGAGATACAAGGATATTGTTGTTGTACGTGACGAGTTGGGGCAGCGTGTTCATCAGGTGCACTTCCTTTCTTATATTCTTGAAATTCATTATAAATTTCAAGAAATTCTGGACTTGATGCTAAAGATGGGCTATGGGCAAAAACAAACAATTTTCAATTATCCTTTTGAAAAAAGATAGGCTCTCTCACGTTCATCCATACGTAAAGTACCAGCCTCTGCACCAACTTCTGCTGCTCTGATAAGAGACATAAGTTTTTCAGCACTATGAGTGATGACTTTTCCACGTCCTGGACGTTGTGGTCTTTGATTTGCAATAACTTTTACAGTCATGGTTACCTCCAACCGGATGAAATAAAATATTGCTTGCAAGCAATTATAGCATTTCTATTTGTGAAAACATAACTTTGTTGGATTTTCACAACATAATTTTAAATTGTTATAAAAATCTTGATTTTAATTCTTTATCAAAAATATCTATTTTAAATTTCAAAAAAGAAATTCTATGCTAACTTGAATATTGTAACGATTTCAAGTTTATGAATACTATTCTCAGGCATGGCGGTGCGCGTTCTGGTGCAGGACGAAAAAGGGCAGGCGAAGAAACGCAGGTAATACGTGTACCTGTATCACAAGTTGTTCATATCAAAAACTATATTGAACAAAGTAAACAACAAACGACAGGGGATATTTGTCCTGGTTCTCTGCTTCAGGTAGATCCGCAGACACTTCTGGCCATTCCAATGGCTGAAGAACGTTTGTCGGCTGGTTTTCCATCCCCAGCTCAGGATTATGTCGATAAATCTATCGATATGAATCAGCATTTGATTATGAATCCTACGGCCACCTTTATCGCTAAAGTGAACTCATCGTCATTGCGTGACATTGGGATCGACATCGATGACGAGGTGATAGTCGATCGCTCGCTTGAGGCGAAGCATAGGGATATTGTACTTGCCCTGATCGATAATGATTTCACTCTTAAACGTTTAATAATTGAAGGGGAAAAACGCTGGTTAAAGGCTGAAAATCCAGAATATCCAGATATTCATTTGAAGGATGGCCAAGAACTTATCATCTGGGGTGTTGTTACCCGCTGCCTGAAGAAATTTAGATGAAAAAGCGTGTGTTTGCCTTGGTCGACGTTAACAATTGTTATGTGAGTTGTGAGCGTCTGTTTCAGCCACATTTAAATGGCAAGCCTGTAATCGTGTTATCAAACAACGACGGCTGCGCTGTTGCCCGTAGCAACGAAGCAAAATTACTCGGGATCAAGATGGGTGTACCACGGTTTAAAATTAAGGATCTGATTGAGCAAAATAACGTTGTGGTTCTCTCCAGTAACTATGCTGTTTATGCAGAAATGTCTAAACGCTTTATGACGATTCTCGGGAGTTATGTACATAAACGAGATCAAGAAATTTACTCTATTGATGAATGTTTTTTAGAACTAACCCATTACCAAAAAATTATTAATAACACTGAATACGCGCAGCAAATGAAGGCGCAAATATTGAAATGGTTGGGGTTGCCTGTTTGTGTGGGGATCGGTAAATCGAAGACACAAGCAAAGCTTGCAAATCACATAGCAAAAACAATGCCTCACTTAAATGGGGTATGCAATCTGGATGATATCGATCGCAAGGTCCTCAAGCATGTATTACGGCAAATTGATGTATCAGAAATATGGGGAGTCGGTCGACAACACGCCAAGAAATTAAACTCCCTCGGGATTGTTTCAGTATTAGATTTTATTTATGCGAATGAAAAGCTGATCCGTGGCCAGTTCTCAATTGTTATGCATCGCACCTGGTTGGAATTGCGTGGCCAAGCTTGTATCGAGTTAGAAGATACCCCACCGAATAAAAAACAAATTATCTCGAGCAGATCCTTTGGCCAGAAAGTTACCGAGCTGAATGATTTAAAAGCAGCGGTTAGTCTATACACTGAAAAGGCGATCGAACGTTTAGCAGCTGAAGAACAATTATGCGGCTGCTTGATGGTTTTTGCATACTCAAGTCCTTTCGATGAACGTGAGCCATTCTATAAGGGTGAAGCAAGTTTCGGCTTTCCTGAAGCAACAGACAATGTAATGACATTGGTCAAAAAGGCCACCGAATTAATGGAAGGGGTGTATAAAAAGGGGGTTAAGTTTAAAAAGTGCGGTGTGATTCTTACTGGCCTAGAGCCAAAGTCTGGTCATATTTATGACATGCTTTCGGATATGGAGCAGATCGAAAAGGCTGATAAGTTGCTGAAGGCATGGAGTCAGATCCGCGACAAATATGGCAGCAAAGGAATATCGGTCGGGGCAGGGGGCTTGGGTGGAGACTGGACCATGCAAAGATCCAATCTCACTCCGAATTATTTCACAGCTGAAGGCATGATCCGTATTAATCACTAGATATTAGCTTCGAGATCCAATTGCGTTACCAAGCCACCCGTCGAGTAAGTGTGAACGGCTTTTTCAACAATCCATTTTAGTTTGTCTACCTGCGGCTTGAATCCTTCCAGTTCCATAGGTGTCTCGGTTGAAACGGCAGGGATACCCAAAGCGGTGGTAATACTGAAAGTCGCTTTTTGGCGTTTGATTTCGGACATTTTGGCATCAGCTGCTCGCTGTGCTTCTTCTTTGGATGCAAAGGTCCCTTTTAATACTTTGGTTTTGGTGTTTGGATCATTGCCCGCGCCACGGGATTCTGGATTGCCTGAAGTCACACGTTTTCGGGTCGCCTTGCCTTGATCGTGATAGCCTGCGGAAACGCCAGTATAGTCCGAGTCTCGATCCTGCTCGGAGTACTTGAATTGATCACCTTCCGTCCTGGTCATTTTGATCGTTGGAAGTTTTTGTCCTGAGGCTGTTTGTGCGGTACCCGCTTTAAAAATTAATAGCCGATCTTTCTTGACCGCCATTTCTGCACCGTTTTGCTTTGAGATCCGATTCAGTAAATTGAGATCCGACTCATTGGTCTGGTCGACATGTCTTAAATCAATATTTTTAAGGTCATCCGTCATCACAAGTGTAAGGCTGTGATTGCTTGCGATCTCTGCAGCAATTTCACCGAATTTTTTTCGGTGATATGATTTTGATTTTGCCTCTTTGATCTTACTTTTAAAATTTGCGCTGGATGCTTTGATTGTGATGATATCGGGCGTTCCACTCCATTCGGTTTCATCGACAATAAAATCCCCTTTGTCGTGCAGTACTTCATTATGAAAACCCAGCTGACAATTGATTTTTACACCTCGTCGGGGGAGTTCAAGCTCTCCGTCACTGTCATCGATCACGATATCGAGTTGATCTGCTTCATTGGCGCGGTTATCGGTCACTTGGACACTGAGAATCCGCATAGTGATTTGCTCATTTAGTGGTTTGCTATCGGCCGTTAAAACACAAACAGGAATCTTTGGCATTGTTAAGACTCCGCAGCCGTTTGCTGATCAATTCTTTCGTCATCCACACGGGTAAGTTTAATCGTGAAATCTACTTTTCGAGGTACACCATTAAACAATAGAACCTGTTTGGTTTCGTCTATGTTGTCGATCGTAAAGACTCCATATATATATCCACTGCCATCGACCAGGACAAAGCCTTGTCCAGTATCGGCCATCGATGCAAGTTCATCGATGGCAAAACGATTACCGAAACCATACTCCTGATAAATCACTCCCGGGAGTGTGATGATGTCATCACCAGATCCGATAAATTGGCGTTTCTTGCGGCCTGTGGCCACTGCATTATCTGCGTATTGCCAAGAACGTTGGCGTTGGATCTCGTTGAATGTGAGCGTATCAGTTGTAAAGGGGAACTGCCCCAAACACATAAGCATTTTTAATCCCTGTCGTTGTATGTTCGTTTCTGTTGTGCAGTGATCGCGCTTTGATGCTGTTTTAGTTTCTGGTCCACCAGCATCGCCACTTGATTTGGATCGTTTACGCCTGTAATGCTGATTTGTGCGCCCATAAAATGATTTGTAGTTTGAGCAGTGCGACTCGGGAAGGGGATCGCCTTGGTTGGTGTTACTGTTTTAGTGGGAGTTGTGACCGTTGGAGCTGCAAAGGTCGGCACCTGCGGGATTTTTGGAATATTGATACTCGGGATTTTATTTAGTCCACTGATCAAAATATTCACCGCATCGATAACCAGGCGTAAAGGTGTCAGCAAGAAGTCAATAAACGCTGCGCCTGCTTCTTTGACATATGTTTTTAACGCATTGAATGCTGCGCTTGCACGTTCTGGTATAAGTGACAACCATCCGAAAAATTCTCCGATCGCTGTGCCGACATTGACCAAGATGGTCATGGCCAGTTTTACAAAGATTAAAATCATTTCTCCGATGACCCCAATAACACTCCCGAATATTTGGCCAAGTGATGAGCCATAAGATGTGGCGTTGGCTAGTTCCTGGTTAGTTGCCTGAAATGGTCCAAGGGCTTCAGCAATTACACCTTTAAAAATAGTCCAGATAGCGACTAAACCATCCCATAGTGGTTTTAGGGGTGCGAGAACGGTTTGTAAGGCAGTAAACATGCTCCTGATTGAATCTTTAAACGGAGCTAGGCCAATCATAAGCCCTGACCAGAAACCTTGGAAAAACGCCTTTATAGGACCCCAATAGCGATAGATTACAAAGGCAACCGCCATAATCCCCGTGATGATCCATGTAAGAGGGTTGGTCATTGCAGCTATGGCCAATGCTCGCAAGCCTGTAATTACTAGAGGGATAGCCTGACGTGCCAAGAAAGTAAATGCACGGCTGAGTAACTGGAGCGTTTTAGTAATAACAGTAAATCGACTCGGTAGACCTATGCCAAACTTGTTGGCGATCTTGTGGGCTATCCACATGACAATCGCGAACTTGGTAATGCCTGCGATGATGCTGACAATGCCACCCAAGAACAGATTTGCAGTGTATTTTGCACCAAGTAAACCGACCTTTAGCATGAGCAGCTTGATTGCAATATTGGCTAGTGTTCTCACCAGTTCGGGATTGGCTTCGACCCATGCTTTTATCCGTCCGATAATTTCAGAGACCTGTTGGATAAAGGCGCGAAGATCATTCCCAAGAACTTTTTGAATAGCGATGCTGAGATCCTGCCATTCACCCCCCATATTTTCGATATCACCAGCGAGGTTGTCTTTTAAAATTGCCGCTGCTTGAGCTGCTGCACCTTTTGAGTTTTCTAGTTCATCGGTGAGCTGCTTGATCTTATTGACAACTTTCCCTGTTTTCTCGTCAACGACACCCGTCTGATCTACAAGCACAGCCATTGCTGAAGCTGCTTCGGTACCAGAAATATCGGACAGCAATGCCAGCCGTTCTTCTGATCCCATTTTACTGGTGGTTATCCGAAGATCATTCATAACATCGGATAGATCTCGCAAGTTACCTTTTGCGTCCGCAGTTTTGACACCTAAATCATCTAAGGCTTTTTGAGCTGCTTTAGGTGGTGCAGCTAGGCGAAGCATGATGCCACGTAAGGCTGTACCTGCTTGGGTATCGAGAATGTTGTTATTTCCAAGTAAACCCGTCATGGCTGTGACTTGTTCGATAGATGCCCCATACTGTTTGGCCACTGGTGCAACATATTTCATTGTTTCACCTAAGCCCCCCACACTGGTGGCCGTGGCATTGGTTGCTTGTACAAATACGTCATTTACTCGATTGATTTCTTTGGCTGCTAAACCGAAACCATTTAAGGTACCGACGGCAATTTGTGCAGCTTGTTCGAGTTCTACTTTGCCTGCTTCAGCTAATTGAAGGGTTCCACCTAACGCCTGGCGAATTTGATCCACATTGAAACCACCAGAACCCAAGGCAAATTGTGCTTGTGCTGCTTCAGTTGGACTGAATGAAGATGCAGCTCCCCACTTACGGGCATCAGCTTCGAGCTGCTTCATTGCTGCGCTGGCTTTATCTAAACCTAGAACGGCTTGAACCCCACTGACTTGTTTTTCAAAGTCGATGGCTGGTTTAAAAAATTGGTAAATACCTGCGCCTGCTACAGCTCCACCAATCGCAATACTTTTGAATTCCTGGCGCATGTTTTGGCGACTTTGAGCCAGTTTGGTATTCCGTTGGTCTGTTTTATGGAGCAGGTTCGATAATGCTCTATCAACATGGCCGTACTCGGTGACGAGAACACGAGTAGCAGAACGGGCAGCGTTGGTATTTTTCTCTGTTTGTTTTAATGATTGGTTATAACGCTGGCCATCTGATCCGTTTAATGTCTGGTTGAGCTGTTTGATACTTTGATTTAAATCGGTAATGGAGTCTGAGCTTGATTCACTATAGTTCTGGATCGCTTTAAGCGGCTTTGATGCTTCATCAATGATCGTTAAAATTGCACTTAAAGTTAAATTGCTCATTCGCCATTACCTATTTTTTACTTTTCTACTTCACTTCGAGCCCTTGCACGTTCGTTCCATTGCATCAGCTCATCGATCTCAAATTCCTCACAATCTTTAGGTGTCCAGTGGAAAATCACCGCTAGATTTGCAATGACTTCATCTACACTGCTTGGGATTTCGCCTTTGCAGTCACCAAAAAACTGGTTAATTCCACTGCTAAACCTGTGTAATCACCTACATCCATTGCATTTAAATCATTCAAGCTAAGTGTTGGCGTAGTGATACGTGTAAGCAGTGTATTGGTAGCTTCGATTTGCCACTTCAGCACGTCTTGAAGACTTAAATTGCGAAGGGTCCCAACGTTTGGTTTACGCAAAGTAATCTGTGTAATGGATTCAGATCCGCGAATGATCGGAGTCTCTAAGTCAACAATACGAACATTTGGATCGATGATGGTTTCTGCGTTTTGCTCTTGCTTTGCTGAAGTCATGAAAATTTCCTGTTTTTAATTTTTAGGGGGGGAAGGGGGGAAACCCGGTTTATAAACCGAGTAACTCTCGAATTGCCTGGGCGACGTCGGTGTCGCCAAAACGTTCAATGCCATTGACCAGATCAAGTTCAACTTGGACTAATCCGTCCACCTCAATGCGTAAATAGGTGTAGTTATAAGTCATAGTGATTTCTGTACGTTCACCGTTTTTACTTGAACCAGGATCTAGCTCTAGGGCTTGGCCACGCATGTAAATTTCGACATTTTGAGTGGTGCAGTTATCCTGGCGTTCATAAATACCAACAAAGCGGACTGGTAGATCTGAAGTACCGCAAACACCTAGCTGGCGATATTGTTTAACGTCAAAACCTGCATAAGTGACTTCACCTTCAAGCTTTTCGTAGCCCATGGCCAGAGCAATATCACCAATCATGCCAGCACCGCGATAGTCTTCCGTTTTTTTGGTGATTTTTGGAATATTGAAAGTTTCGGCAACGCCTGCCCAAGAATGGGTATCAACAAAAACATTAAAGTTTTTGAGTGTACGTGGAAGCATTTGGAACTCCTTATTCCGTTGTTGAACCGCCACCAAGCAACTTGCTGAAATCTACTAAATAGCGATCAGTAATTCGTTGGTTGATGCCAAGGTTTTCAAGTGTTGGGACAGGGGTATAGTCATAGTCGACCCAGAGTTGCCCCTGTTGTAGGTTCTGGATCGAGTTTTCGGCTGCGTCATACCAAACTGAAGCACCAAGCAAATGACGCGCTGTAACGTGTTCCTGTAGCTCAGCGTTAATCGAATCGATGATGTCTTTGGCAAGATATGGGGTCAGTGGTTGGTCCACGAATGGAAAACAGCCATTAATGATGGTGTCTAAAATAAATTGTGCGGTACGTGTGGCCACTTCAAAACTGAAGCGAGGATCATCAGAACAATTGCGGTTTCCCCAAAAACGGAAACCTTGATGCTGGATCATGCTGGTAATGTCGTGCTGATTTAAGTAACCGACGTCTGTGTCTGGATCTTCAAGATCCCAAGTCATTGGTTGGCTGATTCCTGTTGGACCAGTCACAGGAATATTTGACAGTGATTTATGCCAGCCGACCTTTTTGTCGGTTTCGGCTCGCAAAGCTGCAGCTGCGACGACAGCAGTGAAACTGCCATGTCCGTACAGTTCGGATAAGTTGGTTTGTGGCATGAAATTTCCCATTTCATTGGTTGATGGGTCAATCATGCGGTGAATGGTCAGGCTTCGCTATTTGTGCAATCCTGATTAAAAGCTAATCGGGATTTGTTGATTTGAAAAAAAACCACCCGAAGGTGGTTTCATTGATCTAAGGTATTGGAAAAATACGCGATGAATAATTTGACCAATTTGGAGCGGCCTTATATTCATTTACCGACTGTTGAGGTACATAAATTGGTGCATTATTAGTGTCCCAAAAAGCAGCTCCGGTCATATTTGGCGGATTAATTGCGTTGACTGTGATCTTTTCTAGTGCTGAGCAATAATTAAATGCAGCAGTTGAAATACTAGTAATCGAGCTTGGTAAAGTTAATGTTTTTAGCACAAGCCAGTGGTCAAAGCATTCACTGCCAATGGTTTCAACCCCCTCAGGAATGATTAAAGTAGTTGCTCTGATCCATGAGCTAAATGCTCCATTTCCAATGTTTTTTACAGTGTTGCTTAACTCAAGTGATAGTGCATATGACCAATCCTTGAAGGCAGAATCACCGATTCTTATCACTGTATTATTGAACTTTAGAGATGTCGCGTAGACATTTCCAAAATTACTATAGTCTGGAATCTCACTGCCAGTAAGTTCCCTAGTGGTTTCTCCTATATATTGGTATTCAATGTCCCATGGGGGATCAACTTGCGCACCTGGTGAAAGACAAAACTCGAAAACCTGTGAATTTGGACTGTGCAATGTTGGGTTTTCATTATCTGGAGCAATGGAAAAATCAGTAGTACTTATCCAAGGTACAAGACTAATTCTTAAATTTTCATTAGAAATATTTTGAATAGTCCAATCTGTTCCAAAGCCAGAACCTTCCGTTGTGACGATTAGTTTGTCAGAAAGATAATTCAAGACTGCATGTTGTAAATATCCAACAAGAGAACTATCACCACTCCAATTGAAATCTCGGTAATTAAAGCCATTAACAATAAGGTTGTATCCTGTGTTGTTACTACTTAAACCCGAGGATATAAATTTAACTTTATCAGTTGCTCCAGAGCAGGATATTGATTCAGCTTCAGTATGGCTAAGACAAACACCGATATGCATAGGGGTGTTGTCCAACTCGATAACAGTAGGGTTATCGTATGCAAGGAGAATGATATCTGAGTTATTGCTGACGAGTTCAATACGGTGATTAAGTTCATCGTTGTTTGTCCACTGCATGACACCCTGACCGACTTGGAATCCTGCAGGGACAGAGAACGGGAAATTCTCTTCTAAAACTTGTTGATTTAACCAAGTTAAAGGTGGTTTATCATTTTGATTTACACCATCTACGAATAATGTGAGGTCTGCAGGCGGTGTGGTCCCTTCTCGGATTGCCATCACCCACTTAAAGGATTTTGTCGCCCCCTCACAACTTAGTGTTGAGGGGGTTGGATCTCCCCCAAAAAAACACTCCCTGAAGTCCATTCAGGCCAGATCAGTTCAATCTCACGATGGGCAAGTTGATCGCGATATAAAACGACTTCTTCAGCAGTTGTAAGAATACCGCCAGTAGCATCGCGAGGTGTAACGTAGGAATAAGCACGTAATTTTTTGCATACAGCAGCAAGAGCCTCGACTACGTCCGGTGTTTCTACATCAGGTGCAATAATAATTTTGGGACTAATCCCGAGGATTGGTTTCGCAGTCAAGAATGCTTCTATGCCTGTGCGTTGTCCGAATTCGTTAACGCCACCAGTGACATTATGTACATCGAAAACCTCACCAAACGGGGAAGGAATTCGGATCACGATAAGAGTGGGGTTGGTGATTTTAGAAATGATCTCAAGGTTTTTGCGTAAATTGCCTGTTAGACCTGCTGCAGGTAATACGCGATTGATTGATGAAACTCGAACAGGGACATTTTCTGGGAAAACGATAGGATCTGCATCGTCTGCAAAACAGATCATTCCAATGGTATTGGTTGTAGCATCTTGCATCGGAATGATGCCAGATTGGACCTCGCGTCCAGAAATGCCGTGGTGTTGGTTTGCCATTTAAAAAATCTCCAAAAGATAGGGTGGCTTTTGGAGATTCTGAGGTTTGAAGTTTGAGTAGGCTAATGATTGAATCCTGATTAAAACCTAATCAGGAAATCATTTAACTACAAGTTCACCAAGGCATGTTGGGTTGATAAACACATATTTGTCAGCAAAGGACGAAGCGATAGAAATTGATAAACCATAAAATGTAGATTGCGCACCAAAAAATTGATGATGAATGAGTGGACCACCTGTTGCTTGCTGTACACCCAAAAATGAAAATGGTATCGAATTACCAGAAGTAGGGGTTAATGGCGCGTTTAGGTACCAGTTTGAATTTGTAAGACTAACCCATGGGACTGCAGGTGAAATCGAACCATACACACGTCCTCTGATCCATAACATACCGTTAATTTTTGCAAACTCAATTTGTGTCCATTCCTTATCAATATCTCGATGAATAGTTCCAATGGTTTTAGCGTTGTACCAAGTTGCACTTGAAGGTGATACGTCAAATTGTGCCTGTAATTTTCCTAAAGATTTCTCTATCGAATCCCCATTTTTTATTTTTGAAGAATCTGTAAAAACAAGATTTTCCAGAAGTGTATTTCTGACATTTTTTTGGAAATCTGCAATGAATTTTGAGATCTGTCCTTGTAGTTTACCGATGGCAAACCCTATTTTATCAGCAGCAGTAACTGTAGTTGAAATAGATGCGTCGAATCCATTCAATACAACGTCTAAGACCCTTTGAGCCTTAAAATATAAATTTAAATTTCCTTCTGGAACTTCATCGGTATTTGAACCAATGTTAATACCAGAAATATTCCATACTCCTGCAGTTCCACTCCAGATAGCAGATAAGCGTCCAAAGTTTTGAGACTCTTTGATGTGGGCGTAATCGCCATCTTTAGCAATAGGAATATTGGCTATTAGATCTGCATAGCTGTCATGTACACCACGGAAATGTTGCTCATAATCAACCTTGTCAAGTTTTGCACTCGAAATAGATTCCATTGATAGCAGCAATTCTTGTTTGACTTGCTCAGCTGCTCCGATGGGATCGGCTTGGACATCAGCAGCGGATAATTGAATTTCTCCGGTTTTACCTTGTACCGATGTGACTTGTGAACTGCTCGGATAAGGATTAAAAACACCAAACGGGATCTCAATAACACAATCCGCATCCTCTATCAGTCTGTCTAAAGGAATAGGATTATTAGACCAGTGAATCTCAATAACAACATCATCTAACATTAAGTTATCCCTTTCTTAATAGTAAAACTATAAGTTCCTGAGCTTTTCACTTTGCCATTGATGGACAATTTAATGTCTAAATGTGCGCTGCCAGTTTTCCAGTTTTGAGTAATTTGCTTGTCCACTTCAAATTGAACGCAGCCCTTATTATTTACCTGGTCTGGAAAAACCGTAACTTGACAGACTGCGATTTGTTCCTCTTTTTGATTGACTATTCTTGAGGCAATTACCATATCAGGGGTAATTTCGATGGGCAATTGACTATGTTTGGATTTAAATTTTGCTACAAATGCAAAGCTATCGCCTATGTTGATGTATGGCGTCATGTCATTCGTCTCCATGCTGCAATCACGATAGAGGACTGGACAATGTTATGAGGTTGATCTCCACCAACGCTATTTGTATGCTGAGTCAATGAAGTATCAGCAGATCCATCTTTAGCCCAGCCAATGTCATCATAAGAATAGACTTCTACAACGTTTGGCGGGTTAGTTCCTGCCCATTGGTTCGGGTAATTGAAATGATGGATTGGTAACTGATTTATCGTTAATTGATGAGTGTTAGACCCCCCCGTTGCGGCAATATACTTAGTCCACTCGTACTCACCTAAATTTATTTGTGCAAGTGAACGAGTGACTAAGGCGTGACCATCACCAAACGGCTCCCATGTACCATAACCCTTATGATTCGCAACGGCTAAAGCATCAGGAAAAGCTATCGTTGTTATATAAAGATCTCCGACATCGACATCCTGTTTGGCAAGGTTAATTTCATTTAATAATTCTTGTTTCAATGATTCAATTTGTGAATTAACCCAATCCTTATTGGCAGTCACGACATTTGGATCTATTTCAATCAAAGCCTGATTGCCTGCTTCAGCTGTAATATCAATAACAATCGTCAACTCACCGCCTGCACCTTCAGCAATGATAGGTTTGTAACCGCCATGATAGTTGCCGATGTAGATTAATTTGCCATTGCTATCTTTTAATCCGATTTCATGAAGATTAAATCCACCTATGTTCGCCAATACCGTAGCAGTTACGGTTGTCACTGATCCATTAATAGCAACAGATTGAACTGGAACGGTTGCTCTTTGATTAACTAGGCTAATTCTGTCTTTTTTATCTATCGGATCATAAGGAATGCCGTTGGCATCACCTAGTACCATTTCACTAAGCGTAATGGATGCCACATCATGGGCTTGAGCAATCAGAGTAGAACCAAAATCTGTAAGCGTCACATAATATTTTGCTGCCATGTTATATCCTTGTATTTAAATAAATGGTTTCGCCTGAATGACTCGCTCCAGTAATTTTGAATTGGCCACTACTTTGAACTTTGGCCGCTATTGAGAAATGATCACGAGCAGACTTGGTCGCTTCGACCGCTGTCTGGATCTGCAATAATTGCTCGATAGAAATAATCATTTCATTAATGATCACCACGAAAGTAAAAGGCGGCTGTCGAGGCGTGAACTCATGCCATGCTTTTAATTCAAAGTTGGCCACGAATTTACTGAGTAAGTTTTCTATCGAAGATTGGGTCCCACGTTGGGCATTGAATTCCTTACTTTCAGCAATTGCCTGACGTTTCTCTGCTTCGGTCCACTCGGATCTCCAATACTCGACACGGTGGTCCCATGCCAGCCATGCAAGTAATGGCACTGGACACTGATCGACTCGATGCAGTTTTACAAATGGAACTGGTAAATCAGTGATTCGTTGGCCAAGCTGCTCGAAATTCTTTTCAAGCTTTGTGGCGTTCGGCGGGAGTAGGCTATACATCGCGGAACTCCGTAATCGTGATATTGATCCCCACATTCTTGGCATATCTACTTTTTGGAATGACGATATCGATTGGAGGATCTGTCAAAATTACGTTCTGAACACCGCCCTGGTGTAATGCTTTAAATAATGCGCTGCGAGTAACGTCATAGCCTTGAGTGCTAACCATTGCGTTATATTCATTTACTGCATCTTGGGCAGCTTTAAGCACGACTTCAGCATCAGGACCCGGGAATAGAATCAAATTTGCATTTAATACCCATTCGTGGGGTGTAGATGCTTTAAAAAATACCAGATCAGTGAAAGGGCGACGTTTACCCGGTGTAAGTGTTTGATCTACTGCATCAAGTAAGGTTTGTGGTGCAACCTCATCGATATGGCTTTGAACCCATATTTCGACTTCGCCCGCAGCGGGACTCAAAACAGAAATATCTTTGACATGGCCATGAGCTGATAAACCCCAAAATTGATAGCATCCTTCGGAACCCGCAGACATGGACTCGGGTTGGAGTTGTGTACGTCTGCGCAGGTCCTCATCCAGTTCCATGACAGGATCAATAGGAGGGGTTGCCGCTGGATTACCCTCAATGATTGTTTTTCGATACACACCACGATTTGCAGCAAGGTGGTCGAGATCCGAACGTTTGGCATATGCAAGCATGAGTGCTTTTGCTTTTTCATTGATTCCACCCGTTTTTAAAAGCAACCGATATGCAAAGGTTTGTAAAACCTTGACCATGGGTTCACTTTCAAATTCCAAAGCCGGTGCAAGATCTGGATCACGGGCAATCAGTTCATTTTTACAAGCCAGCAATTCGGCTTCAAAGTCCAAAACCTCTAATACATTTGGGAAAGGCAGGGCTGATAAATCTATGCGTGTTGAACTCATGCAGCGGCTCCAATATTAAAATTTTCACTAAAAGGTTTTTCACCAGTGGGCAGGATGCGTTTGCCTAAAATAAAGAAGTCCCATTTACCTGGTGTATTTGCTGATTGATTCACTCGGATCTGACTGATTTTGATTCGAGGTTCAAAACGGATGAGTGAAGTCGCAGCGGTCGACATCAGCAATACTTGAGTTATTTCATTGCAAGGCTGATCGATGTAATGGGGGACTAAAGAGCCATAATTTCGACGGCATAAACGGGTACCAATTAAAGTACTTAAAATATCGTGTATGGATTGCTTCAAATGAGCGAAGTCTTGGTCCTCGTCATCGGTAATGCTTAAACCAGTCAATCTGGACATGCCTTTCATTCGTTATTCTCCAGATGGAAGTGCAGGACCAGACTCGTCCGTTCCACTACGGACGAAACCATGAGGGTGTTTCACAAGGCTGCGTTTTGCAGCAATCACATCTACGTCCGAAGTAATTTCTTCATCTGAGTGAACTTTCCCCTTAAAAATTGTTTGTGGACAATCAAATACACATTTGGATAATTTGAAATTAGCTTCGCCACTTGAGACATTTACAACAAAACTGTATTCGCCAAACTCGAAATACACTTCGTCAGGGTTAGTGGTAGGGGGTGGGTTTTCTTCGGAAAATAAACTGATTTGAGGAATGGCACTTGTCAGTTCACCGCCTTGGGCCATAACAGAAAATTGTTCACCCATGGAAGGGCATCGCCAGAATTTGACAACACCAGCGGCCAAGGTGGGAATGGGTATCCAGTCGGTTTCGTTCTCGTCAATTTTTAAGCGCATTTTCCCTACAGATGGATCGAGGGCGATGACTGTGCCGATCCCTGCCAAGTTTTGAAATTGCCTGATTAAATTGCTCATATTGAAACTAAAAAGCCCATGATGATTGAATCATGGGCTTTTTGAATTGGGGTTGCTATTTGGGTTTTCCTGATTAAAACCTATTCAGGATTAGCCCCTATATGCATCTCGATTCTTTTACCGATCCAGTTCATTACTGGGACGGCCATGGAATTACCTAAGGCTGCATAACGGGGCCCATCGGGACAATCTTGTGCTGATTTATTTCGATAAGGGATTTGTGTATATGTATCAGGGAACCCCTGTAAACGTTCACATTCTATAGGCATCAATCGACGTGGTTTACCAACATTGTAAACAGCATGGGGACCTGTAGTCGTGATTGTATATGAGTAATCTTGAATTACTCCCAATCCAGATCCACCGCCACGCTCATTTTTATTAATAATCTGGCCATTAATACAAAATGCTGTATTACTAGATTCAGTTAATTGAGCTGCATCCTGGACAATAACATGTCCAGCAGTCACAGATTGGAATGCGGCCTTTTGATATCCGCATTGTGTATCTAATGCGCCAACAATTAAAGTTTCGCTGCCCCCTTGAGCAGATCCACCGCTTTTAGTGAGCGTTGCCGAAATATTATTTTCTTTGTACGCACTGAATCCCGAGGCATTAAAACAATAAGGCACATTGAAATTTGTCGCATTCAAACTGAGGAAATTTCCAAAGCTGTCTGCAGTACTGAAGGGAGTACTTTGTTTCGTGTTTTCGCACGTCTTAAAATTCCCTGGCAGGATTTTGGGCTCAAATAGTATTTCACAGGGATTGAATCCCGTTCTAGCACTTGCGATAACAAACACGCGCTTGCGTCGTTGTGCCAAGCCAAAAAATTGAGCATCAAGGACTCGCCAAGCGATTTTACGTTGTGGTCCAAACACACTACC